ACTGATTTCTCTGCTGCTTCCATCGCAAGTAATGCGAACCTATTACGAAGCAGTTGGATACCTAGAACATCATCAAACTGTCCACGCATCTCTCCATCAATGGAGGGACGTCTAGCAACTACTACCATCATTTTACCAAATGGATTAATAGCCTGAGATAAGATTAAATTATTGCGACTTGGAATATAAATCAATGATTGGTCTTTATCGTAATAACGAATAAATTCCACTACTGAATTTAAACTCTGGTCGTAGCCATCTCGTCCTAGAATCTGTGATTCATATTCTGGGAACTGGGCTACTAACTCAGCAATTGTTAATGAGTATCTCTTTGCAAAGGCAATGCAGCGTCCGTAGCGGTCAAATTCTGGGTAAGCCCCAATTGGACTTTCTACTCTGATACGCGGCAGCCCCGCTTCTTCGTCTAATTCAATTATGAATGGGACGAAACCGAATGTGATGTAATGGTCTGCACCTGTGTACATCTGTACTTGTAAATCTGAGTGAGCAAAATAATTAGCGGCAATACGAGTACGCTTATCGGCAAAAGAACGAGCACGGTCAGAGACCTGATTAGCGGCCGAGCAGTTAACCGCAGGAAGAGGTGCCATAACTTCCGACAAGTCACGGGCAACAATATCAATAAAATTTGCAACGACATTTGCTTCTACACCTTCTGGAAAGAAACTAGGGTATACGTTTGCAATGTTACCTTTACGGACTGCAAGAACATCCTGTGCTCTGCTATCACGTTCAGAAGAACGCTGTTTAAGAGAATCAACTCTCGCTGAAATTTGTTGAATACTTAACAATTAATTACCCACCCTTATTTGTATTGTTCAGGAAATGCGATTTTTCTTAACTCTGCAATTCTTTCACGAGACGGTCTTCCACCCTCTGCTTCTAGTTCTCTTTCTCTTTTATTTGCTGCACCACGAATTTGATAAGTTTTTTGTTTAGGAGTAATTTTCTTTTTCTTTGTAGCCTTCTTAACAGCCTTAACACCTTTAACAATTTTCTTAGGGTTAACCACTACTTACCTCGTTTGTTTCGTTTTTCTGTCTTCTTAACTTTCTTTTCTGCTAATCTAATTTCTTGTAATGCTTTATTAACTCTACGGTCTGCTTCTTGTTGTTGTGTTTTAAAAGCAAGTGGGTTTACTCCACCTTTATTATAATCACGCTTTCCTACTTCACGTAAAATACTAATTTCTAACTTTGATAAAGGTTTTGGACGTGGCTCACGTCTTTCTATTTCAGAAATTTCTTTTAAACCTGCTGGACGATTTTTAGGTCCAGGTGGATTAATTGGTCCAGTATATTTTTTACCTTTACGTTCAGGAACACCAGTTCCTTCTCTAACAGCCTTCTTAATTCTTTCTTGATAAAGACTACGCTTGCCAGGAGGTGGTGTAACTTTTTTAACAGAAAGGTCTTTAGGAACTTTAGTTGGTCTAGTTCCAATTGTTCCACCAGAACGTTTTAATGCAGTCGAACTACCAATACGCTTACTGGACTCTCTAGCAATTTCACGGGCTTCTCCACGAGGAACCTTGGCTATTTTTTTCTTAGTCGCTTGAGCAGCACGAATTGCTCTAGCAATTTTAAGTGGGTCAATTGCCATTATCTACCCATGTTCTTATAAATTTTACCTACAAACTTTGAACCCTTTTTAGCAATACCACCTACTGCACGAGCAGCCTTACCATAAGGCACTGCATACAAAGCAACATCCATTGGAGTCTTAGGAATAAATACATCAGAAAGTATTGGGGCAACTGGTGAGGTCTTTATTTTCTTAGTCTTACCAAGATTCATTTTCTTAGACTTAGCCATTACTTCATACCTTTTGGCCAGTTAACTTTACTTCCCATACTTCCACCACGGACACGATTAGGGCGAGCAGGCTTTGAAAATTTAAGCGCATTTTCTGTACTTATTCCAAAACTACCAGGCTCCTTACCTGTATCCTTTGCAAATTGATTATATGCTTCGTCCCAATATTTAAAATTCTTTTTTTCTTTATCGTGTAAAACACTTTTAGAACCAGATTTAATTTTATTAGCAGCCTTAAGTCCACGCTTGTTTGCTTTGGCTTCCGCTTTAGATAAATTCATATTTTTATAAACAGGGTTTACTTGCTTACTACCTTTACCAGTAATGCCACCAACGGCACGACCTATTGCTTTAACTGCTTTAATTGGATTAGCCATATTAGTTCCTTATCCGTATGTGTCTTGCCATTGCTCTGCAAAGGCTTCGTCTAGATTGATTGAGTACTTTCTATTGTCTTGCGCTTTAGTTGACCAGCGGTTAGAAGCATAAAGACTTATCCGACTGTGTTGCTGCATTAGTTCCCTTGCCTTGAGCACGGTAAACCATAGAGCCATAACGCAGTCTGTCTTGCCCCTAGTGTTAGGCTTCCAAGTTATTAACTGTTGAACTAATGCTTTAAGACCCTCTGAGTGGTCAGTAGATGCAATCTCGATAGTGTTGTTATTCTGGAACTTGCCATCCTTCTCAGTGCCCATGAGCATTGACATACCAGCCACACCAAAGTTTGAATCCCATTTGTTCTTACTAGTAAAGTGAGATTCTAATCTGCATCCATACATACCAAGCCAGTTACGCAACTCATCATCTAAAGCATATGCTTTCTGATGTGCGTTAATCTCAACACGTAATTCTTGTGGTCTATACTTTTCAACTAATTCTTCTATAGTCTTTTGAATTTTTTGCGGGGTAGGCTCTGACATGTTTACACAATCAATAACATAAATCTTGCCATCTGCGCGATTGTAGGTAGATACCACAAACGCGGCATTCCCGCCCATTGCGGGGTCGAACCCGATTATTGTATACCCCTCAATGTGCGAGGGATGTCCCACGGAACCCGCTTTCAGCGGTCCGCGTTTGCGCTGTCCGTTAATGCAACCTTGGACAAGCACTGGAGGAAATATAGAATCTTCTTGAACATCTTCTTGTTGGTACACCAACGCCCATGTTGATGGTGTGACTTCACTTCTTCTTTTAAATAATGTTAAGCCGTCCCATTTTTGGAAGAGCCCCTCTTCGTCAGGAACGTCAGAATCCCCATCCCACGGAGCGTCCGACTTGGGCCAGAGTGTTTCCCAGTCTTTCGGCTTTTCCGAATATTCCAAAACAGCAGGCATGCCCATATAAGTAAAAGGGCTTTTACCACCAGACCAGTGTTTCGTCTCGCGGAGTTCTTTGTAAAAGTCTTGCGGCGCAATTCGTGTCCCTACGATTAATAACTTACCGTTCTTACCCAGACGGGTAATAACTTCTTTCTGTAACCAGTTGATTTGTTTATCCCACTCATGGGCGTTTGCTGTAGTGATGCAGTCATCAAGAATGATGAGGTCAGCACGTGCTCCATAAATCTGTCCACCCATACCTAGTGCTTGTATGGTTGGGTCCTTCTCTGATGAATTTCGGGCATCGCCCCCAAGATAAACGGTATCAACTCGCCAAGTATCTGAGTCTTCCTTCCAACCACCTTCGGGGCCAAAAGTTGTTTGCAACTTTAACCAGCGTGGATGGGAGAGTCTCTGCTTGATTGCGTACACGAACTCGCGTGCTTTGATTAACGTTTTAGAAACCACAATGATGCGGATATTTGGATTGAGGGCAATGCGATATGTGGAGTAGTTTACGGTGATGACCGTACTCTTAGCGTGCTCAGGTGGCACATTGATTAAGAGACGTGAGGGGTCGCCAGGTTCATAAACCATACTAGGGTGAAGCCATGAAGGCTTGCGGTCTTCTAGTAAGTCAATCCAATCCAAGTGGTGAGGGAATACCCTCTGCTGCAAAAAAATTTCAGAGAACCTAGGAAAGTCTATCTCTTCCTTAGGTATACCCAAAGAAGAGAGGGAAGCATCCTTTGCGGTTGCTTTGGCCTCAGTTAGGTCAGCGGCAAACTTCTTATCCCTTAGACACCAGATTCTCACGGTGTCGGGCTTCTTGTTACATAGTTCCATAGCCTTATGGACAGAGTGTCCTTCGGACACCAAGGCTAGAACTTTAGCCTTTGCTGCTGCCATAGCCAGTGTTTTGGGGTTACTACCCCCTTTGTCAAAACTCATAGTCCTGTCCCGTTTTCATTCTGTTACTGATAGTTAGTAACAGGTAGTAGATACAGTCTGTAACGCAAGTTCCTGAAGAACTTGCT